CTACCACCGGAACCGCCTGTATTTCTACATAGCCATATGGATGCCCCTCTTCCTTTCGGTAGCTGATCTGCAGTCGGTGTCCTTTTGCATCCAAAAACTTCATTATCACATCATATAGTGATACATATCTGTCTACCTTCCAATTATTTAAGATTACCTTTGTATTTACCTTTGGTACAACAAAAAGAGAACCGAATCGTTCTGCAATCAATGCTCTGATTACATCGTTCAGTTCCCCATTTAAGATTAGGTGGTCGGACCCAGAAGGCGGTTCTACCACTTTCTGTGTCAGCAGTCCTCTCCAGGTATGTCCACTCCATACAATCTCATTGCTTTTTGTAACAACCCTCATGCTTTCCAAAATGCCGCCATACTCTGTATCTGGCACGTACACGCGGTATCCGTAATCACACATTTCCCTTTTCCATTCGTCTAGGCTCATGCGAATTTCAAAATCATTTGTATCTCCGATGTCTAAATCAGTTTCACATTCTATGTATCCTTTCTCTTCTCCGACGGCTGTCGCACTTATCATCTGTATCGGAAAGATTGGCTTGTTCAAAACTTCCACCATTTTTACTTCATCGGTTCGATTTCCTGCGTCATCTTCCGCTGAAATCCGAAGGGGATAATAGCTCTTAAGCTCTGCCGTTTTCAATTGCTGTTCTGGTGCTTTTGCTTCCCCTTCATATATAGTGTCCTTTTTATGCTCCATCTCTTTTGTTTCGCCGTTAAAGCTTTGTGTTACACGCTCTACCATTTTGGTTCGCTCCTTTCTTTAAATAGTGTAATATCAAAATCAAACTTTCCATCCCAGCTTACAACTTGTTTTCCCGGGAGAATCTTTTGAAAAATATCAAGTCCACGATAATGAAACAAATTTACTTTCGTTCCATTCATCATGGTTTTTATGACGGTCTGTGCCATGCTGTCAACTTCCAGATACTCTCCATCCTCTAAGATAGTATGCACGGTGTAGATACGTCCCCCGATAGCAATCAAGGGATTTACGCATGGTCCATAAATTCTCAACCGAAATTGCGCCGGCGCAAAATGTTCATTCAAGATGTATGTATCTTTCATTCCACTTGCATACCGGTATCCATACCGATATCCATACCGTTTGTTGCTTGTGGATGTAATATCTGCAGACTTGAAAGTGTAACTAGTTTCTTTGATCCAGAATGGGTGATCTGTTATGATTCCGTACTCACATTGTATAATCTGATCCGCTCCCCAATTATCCTTCTCCGAAGACTTTATATAGCAGACCATATATTGGTCATCTATGCATAAACGCCCTGGAGTGCCTGATAAGATATCTGTTTCGAATATTTCTGTCAGAGCATTCATATGTTCTCGTGCACCTGCTTGTCTACTTCTGTGCACATCAATATTTAATGCTTTTTCTTTTACAGTGTATCCAAATCCGACAATTCTGTTAGATGCTATAGACACTTCCCATTCATAGTCTAAAAGGTCAGATATCAGCATCTTATACGGTTCTTTATTGAGATTTACTTCTGTTCCATTATGATTTACATATCTAACTATCATGCCAGTACATAACCTCCATCCTTTAATGCTCTGTTAACTTGTCTACTATTTAGAATAATAGGTCGTTCGTTTGACTCATTATTAGCCTCCAGCTGAGCTTTCTTTATCTTTTTATAGTCTATCTGCATATCCGTGTAATTGTTTGTCACTGCTTTCGTTGCAACTTTCGCCGTCATTGGCATTGTAGACGTTACTCCTATAGCTGCAGTCTGCATCTTACCAATAGCTTTTTTCATGCCTGCAGTCATTTGCTTTATAGGTGTATTTTTTTCAAACCCAATACCAACACCTTGAGCCATATATTTTCCAACTTCATCTCGCATAACTCTCGATGGAGAATGAATTCCGAAAAAATCTTTGATTCCCCCGAGTATCGACTCTCCAAAACCTTGAATCTTGTCAATTACCCATCCTGTCATATCGGAAATACCGTTCCACAGGCCACGCACGATATCCTTTCCAATAGAAAGCATTTTCCCTGGTATTGATTTGATTGTATCAACAATCACTGAAACAATGCTTCCTGCTGCACTCTTCACCCAGCTAATTCCTGCCGAGATTGCATTTCCAAGACCAGATACTGCTGTTCTTCCTATATTTGCGAGCGTAGACGGTAGATTCAAAATTGCATCTTTTATAGAATCAAGAATTTTCTTCCCTGCACTCTTCGCATAAGATGCCATTCCTCCAATTCCGTCTGCAAAAAATTTAATAATATTCTTTCCTAAACTCAACCATTGGAACGCCATAAGTGTGTCCACAATGGCACTTATAATCTTTGGAATGTTTTCAATTAGAGTTGGGATTGCTTGAATTAGTCCCATGACTAACTGTCCAAGTAATTCTGCCCCCTTCATTAGGATTGTAGGGAAATTATCATTTATGATATTTGCGAATGTAGAAATAATCTCCGGAATACGCGAAATTAAAATTGGTACCGCCGTTATGATCCCTTCAACCAGTTTTTGCAGTAGTTCAAATCCTTTTTGAATTAATATCGGCGCTGCTTCTGCCAACTTATCTCCTATTCCCTGAACAAAATCAAGAATCTTCGGCAATGCTTCGGGAATTGCTTTCACAAATCCATCAACCAAATTACTAAGTAATTCATAACCTTTTTGAATTAATGTGGGAACGTTTGTTATAACAGTATCTGCAATAAGCTTTACAAAATTTAAAGCAACTGGAATGATAGTCGGAATAGAAGCAAGCATCCCGTCTATTAGAGACATGACAGCGTTTTTTCCCGCTTCCACTAGCTTCTGCATGCTATCTCCGGACAATGAATTAACCAGGTTTTCTTGAATTAGCTTTCCCACTTCCGGCAACGTCTGCAATAGCCGTGGAACAATTTCACCTAACCCCTTCAGCACATTTTTCCCAGCTGTCACCATAGATTCTGCAAGAGCCTCTGGTGAGCCAGTTCCATTTAGGAAATTATCAAAAGCTCCTTTCGCAGATGCGATAGAACCGGATATTGTCTCTGAGGCTTCTTTCGCTGTTGTCCCGGTAATACCCATTTCTGTTTGGACGATGTGAATCGCTTCTGTAATATCTGCAAAATTAGCTTCTAAATGTCCTTTTGAATCCATTGAAAATTTTGCAGTGCTTGCAAATTCTTCGTTCAAGTTTGCCGCATCTTGTAAAAGTCTATACATTTCAGACGCAGTTCCGCCATAGCCAAGTTTCAGATTATCCAACATGGTGTAATTCTGCTTTGCAAATCCCTGATAAGCGTTCTGGATCATCTCCATGCTTGTACCCATCTTGTTGGCATTATCGGACATATCTATTATTGCTCTGTCTGCATAATCCGCCGCTTTTTCGGTATCATTTCCCAACGACTGCAATAGTGAAGCCGAGAAACTTGTTACCGTTTCCATGTAAGCATTAGCGGAAAGCCCTGCGGTTTTATAAGCATTCTCGGCGCTATCTATTACTTTTTGCGCACTGTCTTTAAATAGGGTTTCAACTCCACCAATATTCTGTTCTAAGCTCGCAAACGAATCTAGTGCAGATTTTGTCATTACTCCAAATCCTGCAGCAATTCCAGCAACAGATCCAGCTAATACCTTTAAACCTCCTTGTGCGATATTTCCTAAATTCTTTATTCCTTTGTTAAAACCTTTTTCACTAATTTCTGTATCAAATTTCAATGAGCCATCATAGCCCATACTATCCACTCCCTTTCTGCGAATAGCACAGGCTCAATGGCTCAATTTAAAGTGCTTTATTTCTTTATCTCAATCTCTCTTTTACATACCCTGCATTTAATATAAATACCTTCACATCTCGCAGTATTGTCTGCAATCGCAAGTTTACACCCGCAATGAGGACATTTCACCCAATCTCGCCTTAAAATTGGAGTTTTTATTTTCAAAATATCCCTCCTTACACAAACGCATTTCCAATATCATAATCTGTTAAAGACTCTTCTGGAAGGCGGATTGCATTTTGAATTTTCCTGATTCTCTTTTTCTCATCTTTATCTTTTATTTCCTCCAAGTTTATCCCTCTGTACATAATGCGTTGTTTAATTTCCGTATCCTCGGATAACCCCTCAAACAACATTCTGAACTTCCACCAGTGCAGATACTCTATTTCGGTTAAATCAATCCCGTAATCGCGTAAAAATCCTGCCATAATGTATGGATAATCTACACCAAATGAGAAGAGTGGTTTAGCATTCCCTTTACTATTTCCGCCTTCATTCACTTCGCACATAGCCACGAAATTGCTCAATTTTAATATCGCTTCGTCAAAATCACCAACTTCCAACAAGAAATATTCTGACAAAAGGAATGCTTTTTCTTCATCACTTATCTCTTCGTCCTTAATCATGTCAAGCAGTTTTATGTACTCTCTAAAATCAGTAACAATCGGAATTGGTTCTCCACATATTTCTAATACTTTCGGATATTCTTCATAGAATAGATTCACAGAAATCACTTCCTTGTGGTGTTAACATTGTACTTAGACAACCTTTGCGCACGTTTCTTTCCAACTTGAACTACTTGTGCTTTGCAGAAAGAAAGAAAAGAATCGTAGCACTCGTCACAGAGTCTGGAATTAACCTTTCCTTCAAATAATTTGTCGGCTGTTCCTGATCCAAAGGTATTGTCAAATAAATTCCAAAAGAGGTTACAATACGCTTTCGTTATTTCTGAGACTTTACCGTCTTTTTTAATCTTCTTCTCTTCCTCTTCCATTATGTTAAATGCATTTTCATATCTTTCTTGGAACTCTACATCTTCCATATCGATTTCGAGTTCCACGTTATTATATTTCCACTGGCTCATTGGCTCTCCTCCTTATTCTGCTGCGTTGTAATCGCCTTTTGTATATGTTGCTTCTTTTCTACCCTCTCCAGCAAACGTAACATAACCTTCCTCAAGTTCAGATACCGACTTAAATGAACCGCTATAAATAAGCGCATCCGTTCCATCACCATCAGAATCCGGAATTACCGCATATGTACGTTTGATTGTGTAAAATTTGTCACCCGTCGTACTCTTTTTAAAAAGATCTACAACAATAATATCCACATGTGTGTCACTTCCTAGTTTTTCTCCATCGTGGATTGATGCAATTCTCTCATGCACCGGGTTATTTGAATGCCTGTCAAACGAATAATCAATAGACGGAGCATAGCCAACTACGTCCGCTCTTTCAGAATCTTCATCTACATACTGCCTTGAATACTCTTTCGGATTCTTTGCATTCGTCATAGACGTAAACCCTGTCATTCTCTCGAATTTAGCAGTTCCTCCAGTTGTATCCGTATTCATGAAAGCAACTCTCTGCGAACGATTTACCAATTTTTGTTCTTTGGTTTCTGCCATTTTCATACCTCCTGTATATAAATCAAGCGACATTCTATACGATACCTGGCATTGTCTTCATCTACATCGTATAAATAGCCGCTGTTTAAAGTTTCTATTTTAACCGGACTTTTCCCTTTTTCTAGTAAGGGCAGCTCTCCGGCGAAGCTTTTCTCTTCCAGCCATTCGTCAAATTCTTGATAAAATCCACTATTATCAATATTGATGCGAGTGTCCTGATCGTATCGCTCTCGACTGGTAAAAGCAAATTGAAACTGTTTCTTCGCACCGCCATCAACGTATTTTTGAATAATCGGATCGCACGGGAGAGGATCTATAGAATACTCCATATTCTCTCCCAGATAATCTACATTAACTCGGTAATCTTGAAGAAACGGACACTCCAGAATAAAGCTCCTAATGTTCTCAATGATTTTTGACATACTGTGCGGCTCCCTTCAAAATGGAATCTTTGTGACGGTTTTTCATACGTTCGAACCAATATGACTTTTCTTTATGCTCATAATATTGTCTACGGGCATATGGTGCAATCTGATTGATTTCTCCGCTGCCTATAACCGTTCCAAGCGTAGCTGACTTAATCAATACACCCGTGCGCCGTGGAGTCTCCGGATTCATTCTACGGATGCATTCGGAATCAACAAACTCCTGCGCATTGGAAAATCCTTTCTCTTTGCCCGGTGCAAATTCGGGATTCCACTCCAACTTTGAACTAACCTTTCCGCCTTTACTGGCTTGTGCATACACTGTTCCCCTAGGTGTTACAATCTCGAATTTCTTCTTTCCCTTTGCCATTACACGCCTACCACCTTTACATGAGGAGTATCACCGAATGCATTGTAATTTACAGATGTTACTCGCATATTTTCGCACCCATCCAAGTCCTTTACTGTTTGCATGTCAATTCGGCAATTTCCCTTTACGATATAATCGTCTTTCTTGACTTTTACTTTTGTTCCAGGTACCCGCACCGTGTACACATCTGCAGATTTCAAACCGTCTGTAGTAAC